GTCGGCCGAAAACCATCAAAGGAACCAAAAATGTTGCAGGATCCCTTTTCAATATACCGAAATACTGATTTGGGATGCAAAGGTAACAAATTTCGCTCCTTGGATTGAGATGATAAGAGAGGCGCAGAAACACCAATCTCATCACCAAAATGAAGACGATCCTTTGTAAGGGGGACACCAATGATCTCATGAACTTTATTATGACGTAAAGCATGAATACCAAGTATGACATAACCCTTAGGAGTATCACCAATAATGAGTGAACCACAATCACCATTCTCAGACATAACTTCCGGAACGGAATTGATGACTATGTCGTCAAAACCGGGAAGTTTTACCGGTCGGCGAATGGTTCGAATTCTCTTCAAACTCATGTGAGTTATTTCACCATTAGGATCTCGCTTAGCCTGAATACCATCGAAAGCAATATTAATATCGCTCTCTGGTATGTATTGCATAATGCCTTTTTTAGGGGGCATCTGATTCAGAGTAATAATGCAGAGATCAGTTTTGGCATAACGCACCACATCAGATTCAGTGTAACTCACGTTAATGTCTGAGGAGACTCCACCTGAGCTATTACACTGTCTGATACGCATTGTCGAAACTCCAGTATGTTCAGGAATGCAATGATTATTAACAACATACTTATTGCCTTTAAGGCAAGTAAGTCGCATAACCATACATTTGAATGGCTGAGTAGGAACAACGGCATAAACCATGTTTTTGGCAATACCTTTCAAAAACTGATGGATACTCAAAGATTTTGATGAAGTAATTTGAGGCATTAGTTGAAACGATGTCAGACGAATGTCCTCATTATACCACACATTGGCATCTTCAGAATCTTCAGATTTTGGTGCTGAACCTATATCCTTTGTGGAAATGGGTTCAGACTGTGGAGTAACAACATTATACATGCGGAAAGCCGCATACATAGCTGAAAGCACCACTAAAGTTCCCACAACAAACTCTGGTGTGTAACGATCGTGAATACGAGCGCCCATACGACGAATTTGATGCAATTTGTAAGCACTCCATTGTTTTGCAGCTTTCAAATTAATGTATGCCTGTAAATGGGCATGCATGTAAAGAAAATGCTTCAATCCAGTGTAATTGTACAAAATTTCAAAGAAATCCTGCCACATGAGAAACAAACAAAATTGGGTCAACCATGCAGAGAGAAAACCAAATTCAAATGTATGAATGGATTGAACCTCACATTCGCACTTATCCATAAACTCGCTACACCCAGGACAAACAACACATTTGCATAATTTTGAGTCTAAGAAACAATGGCCACATATGGCGATATTGTCCATAGACTGTAAATTACGACGTATGGTTTCATTATCCTTATCAAAAGCTTTAATAGTTTGTGAAAACCATTGAAGAAAGAGATTGACATTATCAGTAGAAAAAATCACATCAGTTGATGCACCCTGAACTCCATGCTGATCAGCTTCCGAAGGTGAAACCTTCTTTACCACCCAATTCCAACTATCTTGGTAACCAGGAGTGGTAAGTACCTTAGTTGAATCCAGCATACCACTGCCGTCATCACGTTGATACTCCTTTTTTACTGTTGGTACAATAATATAAGGAAATCGTCTTCGGGCAGCAGCAGGACATGAAAAGTACACATGAGCATTCAAATGTTCAGTGTTAGTCGTAGCCAAGCAAAATCTTGCTTTCAAAGGCGTACGGCCCTTCTCATCGAGTGATGCTTGATCAGGCACAAAGGGAACTGAGTTGACGACCTGCAAGAACTCAAGAACAGAGGGATCGCCATTGGCGGCCTTGTTCGGGTTCATAAATGCAACATCATCAAGAACAACAGTGTGCATGGAAGTTGAAAAGCCATCCCAAAACTTAGCAGCAGGGTTTCGCGTATACACATAATGATCTTCCAAAGGAAGACCTTCTGTTTTAGCAAAATGCTTACAAAGCATGTCTTTAATAGATGATTTTCCAATACCGGAGGCACCACAAACAAGAACCGAAAAGGGAGCATCTCTGCTCTCTCTTGCTGCTTGTCTGGTGGTCAATTCGGAATCAATCAATATAAATTGGAAAGACTCTTTCGTATAAAACGAGACTCTGCGGCGTCAAAGTCCTTTGAATGTCGCAAAATTGCCTCACCTTCTTCAACAGTTCAAGCCAAATTGGCACGAAACTCAAATTCAGTGAAGCCATGAGCCTCAGGATTATGCATCAACTGAGATTGTCTTTGCAATAACTCACTGGAATCAAACCATTTCTGATACGTCATCTTATTATGCAAGAAACCATCAAAATTACCAGTACGGTAAACATAGATACCTCTCTCGCAAATGAAAGTAGTGAAATCTAGTATGGTATGGATGAAACCAGTACGAGAATTGTATTTCTTCTCAAGAGCCATTTTTTCAAACTCAGTGTAACCAAAAGTATCGAAATTTACACCAAATTTATCCAATATGGAATGAGAGAGAACAAAAAAGACCAACTTTTTCATCTTTTTATACAATGGCG